ATTTTAATATTGTTACATTTGGCAAAACTTCAACTCTCATATTTGATTTGCTAAATTTCTTTGCGTTTAAAAATGCTGTTACTGATTCGATTGTTATTTGTCTCATTTTATTTGTTTTATAGGTTATTTAATTTAGTTTGTTCTATTATAGCTATTACTAAGCTAATGATAAGCGGTAAATGTATTGTTAAAAATATTACTACTCCGATTTTGTTTAATTTACTTAATTTTTTCATCTTATTTGTTTTAATGTTATTATTTATTTTCTTTTAATACTTTTTTTAGGCTGAAATACCTTTCGGTCCCCTTTTCTACATTCTTAAATTCTTCAATTAATTGGTTTCTGTAAACTTGTATATTGTGCTCTGTTGCTGTCATTTTATTTGTTTTAAGTTGTTAATTGATTAGAAGTGTAAAGTACTACCTTTTATTACTATTTCATTAATTAAGATTGTTACTAATGGTATTATAATTGTTGATACTATTACTACCCCTACTTTTGTTACTGTGTCTAAATTTTTTAATGTTTTCATAATGTTTAATTTAAGTTATTTATTTGTTTTTGTTTTACTCTGTAAAGATAATGCTTTTTTTAATACTACCAAACTTTTTTTATATTTATTTTGCTTTTTTTAATGCAACCCTTAAAGCTTTGTAATATTTCAAAGGTGTTTCGTAGTGAAAGGTTTTATTTGTTTTTTCGTTTAAGCTATTATAGTTAAACGAGCCCTCTTTTGTTTTGTTGATATAAAAATCTCTATCTCCTATTTTTGTGTTGTGTATTGTCATAATGTTTAATTTTAGTTATTGTTTTTCTTTGATGGTGTAAAGATAATCCTTTTTTTAATACTACCAAATTTATTTTAATTTATTTTTAATATTATTTTTTTTATATCTAAATTTTTATTTTTGCATAAATTAATTGCTTTAATTATTACGTCCATAGGTGCATTAAATTTATCCTCTAAATATTTTATTTTTTGTTCTAAATTCATTTTGTTTGTTTTTTTAAGTTATTATTTTTTTTGTTCTTAATACTAATCTAATCATACGACCTACATTTTTGTCAGTCTGTTACTTGCGCTCGTATTTCAGTCCTATACTCATTTTGTTAGTTTCTAATGTATCTAACTACTTTGAAGTGGTATTGAGTCGGCTACCCTCACTTGATTAAATTAGTATTTTAAAGAACTTAGTACCTTAGTACACTACAAATATAAAACCTTTTCAGATACTACACAAATTTATTTCACATTATTTGTTATTTATATTCATTCTAAATAAGGAGCATAAAGAGTGTATTTATATTGCTATATTAAGGAACGCGCGCACGCGTACAACAATTATTTCAAACTACCAAACTTTTAACAATAATTTAACCCCCTTAAAGATTCTTTTTTAATACGCAAATTTCTATCTATAGGATAACAACTATTATGGTCGTATAATTGCACATTACTAACGCATACGAATTTAATTTTAATAAACCTAATAAATATGAATAAAATAATGAATAAAAATAATTTTAATAATCCTAATAATTTAACAGTTATTTATGAAATAGTTTCTAACAGCCAAAACAACGAATCAGAAACCCCCTCTTGTTAAACAGACCCCCTCTTGTTAAACATACGTAATTTTTTCACCTATATACAAATTTTTTACACTATGAAGCATACATTAGTAATACGAGCAAATAAAAATATACAAAAGTGGTTATTAAATACAAACGTCAGCCCTGAAGTGACTGACGCTTTAATAAATAAGATTATAGATAAACACAACCCTGAAGATTGGTGGATTGATGATGGTTGGGACGACTCCCTCTTGTTAAACAGACCCCCTCTTATTGAACAGCTTACTTAATATTATATACTCCCTTGTTTTTACCTTGAGCAAGGTGCATAACAGCATATCTAAGTGCATCTAAGAAGTGATTGTACTTATCAATAGGCACAGACCCTTTTTCTTTCCAAGTATAATGATTTAGTTCTCTTATTATGCCGTGAGACTTAGGGTCAACTATTATTTTATAATCTTGCAACAGGGCAATCCCTGATAGGATTGACCCTTTGACTTGTTTAGCTCCCTGTATATTACAGCCACCATCTCTAAGCTCTTTTATAAGTCTAGGCTCGTGATTATCTGCAATAATTAATCCTAATCCTGCGTGTAAGCGATTCTTACGTGATATCTGAGACGTATTCATACCTGCCTTACCAAAACACTCCTTAACAAATATTTCTCTCTTAAAATCATCTACAGAGACTTTTACTAGGGTAGTCAAATCCTCAGACCAACCAAAATCCTGTCCATAGCAAGTCTTATTAAGCTCTATATAGTTACCTTTCTCCCAATTAGAATATACTGTACCTGACATCTTCTCAAGCCAACCACCAAGAACCTGATGCTCGTACTTGTCAATGTTCTTTAGCTTCATATCATAGATGCTGTCTAAGAAACTATCAGGTAAGTTCTCTTTGTTATCCTTGTAAGTTGTGTGAATGTATGTTACGTTGCCTTTAACACCGTTAAAACCTGCTTCTACTCCTGCGTCTTGAAAGAATCTTTTATATATCCAATGCTCTTTAGTTGCAGGGTTAAGTATAAGTATAACTCTATTCTGAACCTTTTGGCTACGCACAGATAAATCAATTTTATCAAACGTATCCTCATCGTTAAGCTCCTCTGCTTCATCTACAACAAATGTACTAACACCTGCTAAAGACTTTAAGGCTGCTGTCTGATTACCTGACGCAGTTTTAATCCCTTTAAATATAATAGACGATTCTGTAGTTACATTTATTATCTCAGCCTTGTTGACTCTGAAGTCATCGTGTATGCTCATTGTTTCAATCTTCTCAACAAACTCAGGTATAATAGAAGTATGAGCTGATGACATTGTATAACGAGTGAAAAGCACTTTGTGGTGCTTTCCATAAGTTAATTGATTTAAGAACAAACCAACACCATAAGACTTACCTGAACCACGACCTCCTGTGATTATATAGTACCTAGTAGTTCCTTCAAACAAAGGAATGTACTTAGGATTTAGAGTTACTTTACTCATTCTTCTTCGTGTGTTATATCTAGAGTATTTTCTTTAGGTTGAGGCACATTAAACTGAATAACAGGAGCTTTAGAAGCTACCTGTCTCTCTTCTTTACGCTCTCCTGATTTACCGTATTGATACTCCATTATCTTCTCCATAGCTTTCATATTGCCTTCCATAGCCATTTCAGCTAACTTATCCCATATACCATCCTCTGAGCCAAATATGTTCTTAATAGCTTTGCTAGATAATTTCTTAGCTCTATCCTTTTTAGCCTTAGTAACAATAGGAGCAGGCAAGTTCTTGTCAGGTATAACTTTAACTCTCGCCTTACGCTTATTACTACGTCTACCGTCATTGGGTCTTTTATTGTTGTTCTGCATACTATATAATAAAGTTTAGTCTGTTTTGTTCAGTTGCTTGTACTTGTGCAGGTATAATTCCCTAATCTTTTCATAAAGCTCATCACCTTGACTATAAAGGACATCACCTGTTTTTATTAGCTTACCTTGTTTAAATTGTATCTTAACCTTAGGCACAACTTTAAGAGCTTTAGACTGTCCTTCAACGACAACAGGATAGAAGTATAAACCTCTATCCCAACAGTCTCTAATAGCGTCTATAAGCTCAGGGTCAAAAAGATGGTCTGTACTTATTTTCTTTGCCATACTACAATGCTATGTTATTATCTATTATTTCAATCAGATGTCTTAATTGACTTCTCTCAAATTCTCCTATTGTATTACCTTCTATTACTAAAAGGTAATTATCTTTTACTGTCTCTACTACTTTTGTATCTCTCATATTAAAATAAATCATTCATTACACAATCGTAGACAAATCCGTCTACATCATTTAGTTCATCTAACTGCTCTACAGTCATTTCTTTACCTTTATACTCTGCATAGCTTATATAAGCGTCAGAGAAGTCAGGATAGTCAGCGAAGTCTACTCCGCCTAATTCAATACTTTCAACATAATTTAAATCAAAATTCATATCTATTGTTTTTAGTTATTATAAGTTACACATTCCCAACCAATCACTTCGTAATCGTTGTTATACACTTCTACTGTCTCATCACACTCAGGCACACAACTTAACAATGTTAAAGCTATTATGCAAAGTATTATTACTGCTGTTATTCTGTCTTGTAAATCCATATTAGTTACTGCTTATTCCTACGTTTATAGTTTCAAATGTAGAGTTATATTCTTTCCATTCAAAGCTCTTTAATATTAACTCAGCTCTTTGGTCGTAAACAGACTTTTGAGAGTCTGTTAACTTCCTATAAGCTACTTCATTGTCAGTTAGTCCTGCATTATTAATCTTCTCCATTCTCTTAGTATCAGCTATCTGCCTAAGCCTTGTAAGAGTAGTCATACTAGACTCTACTTTATTCTCTATACCGAAGAACTCATTGTAAGCCTCTTGTATATGCTTTTTACTCATCGTATAGTCAAATAGATTGTTCCTAGCGTGTATAAGTGTAGAATAGTCTCTGTTAACTAAACTAGCTATCTCTGTAGTAGATGCTAAAGTGTAATCTAATGACATCTTAAAGTATAATACTCTTAAATCTACATAGTGATTACTTCTTACTTTGTCCGCTATATTTACTCTAAACTTTTCATTAATAAAGTCGTATACTTCTTTTAATTCTTTATCGTAGCTTTTTATCTTTTGTCTTCCCATTTTATTTAGTTTTAGTTATTGTTCTGCAAACATACGAAAATTATTTCATATATACAAGTCTCGAGGGTTATTTTTATAAAAATTAATAGCTTTCTTTATTCCCTCAGCTATCTCGTATTCTTCTAACTCCACTTGTTTAGCGAGTTCACGCTCGCAATACTCTATTGAATAATCTTTTGACATTAGATTAAAATAAAACATTGTGAACGCATTATCTATCCTTTCTTCTATTGTGTCTCCTTTATAAAAATCCATACTAAAATACATCGAGTTTAAGCAATAGATACGTCCTGATTAACTTCTCACGACCTTTACTCTTATAAAGTTCCTTATACAAGCTTAAAACGACTCTCATCATACCAAACTCGCTAAGACCTTTAAGGTTTTTTTCACACCACTTAACACCATAGCCTTTACAGACTAAAACGTTATCAGCTCTATCTCCAATAACCATCTGCTCCCAAAAGTTGTAAAGAGCCTCTTCCTTTGAAGTGTAATCAAACTCCTTCTTACGGTAGTTAAACATAGTTCCTTCAAACTGCTTATAGTCTTTATCTACAGAAACTATTACAGACTTATCAGAGCCTATATGCTTATGGAACTTAGCTACTAAATCATCAGTCTCAATACCTCTACGAGATTGAACGTCTAAGTTATCTTTAACGTGCTGAACCAACTCGTCAAAATGCTCAGGCTTAGGATTACCTGCTCTATTCATCTTGTAATTAGAATCAACTACTTTACGGTAGTTGTTTCTACAGAATCCTACAGGAATCATCTCTACATTACTATACTTCATTTGCAAGCTATATTCTGCATCGTTATAACGACTCCAAAAGCTTTCTGTAGCATCGTCAAAGTCTTCAGCACCATAACAAGCTTCGTATATCAAACTGTCTATATCAAATATCGCTTTCATACTAATGTTTATTTGTTAAATATCTTTCTAATCCTGCTAAAGCTCTCCAAGCTACTTTTGTTAAATGTAGAACTCCATCGTCATCTATAGGGTCCACAGTATGGTCTATTAAGTGTCTTGTTAAAGCATCGTACTCATCTTTACTCTTATTCATATCCCAATGTAATGGTTTGTCAGGATGATGTTGGTCATTACCTGCCTTAGACGCCTTAGCAACTTCTTTAAGTGCGTTAGGAAAGTACTTTAATACTCCACTAAATACAGGAGTATCTTTTCTTTTCTGAGCCTTAGATTTAATCTCGTGATTAAGATTATCTAGCTCGTTGTCTACATATCTCCACTCTTCGTTTTCCATCATTTC